TGCCCTCAATACCTACATAGCAAATCACCTCTCATCCTATTTCACCTCGTCAATCAAGAGTGACATCTCAATCACCAGTGCAGGCGAGGTTGCTGCTAACGTAGTGGTGGAGATAAGGCAAGTAACGACAGGGTACAACGGAAACAACTACACTCCACGTTGGATGGACACAGGAGGGAAGTTTTTCCAACCACATCAAGAGTCTTTCACAGGTGGCACAAACGCAGTGCTGAAATCAGCGGGAGACAAGGTGCAGGACATCTATGGCATCCTGAACAACAGCACCACGAAGGCAGGCAGGCAGGCTGCTGGTCTTGCTGCTGGTGCACTCGCTGGTGCAGGGATAGTGGCGATGGCTGGTATAGCCGGACCTACACTGGCTGCTGCTTCCATAGTAGGCGGTGGTGGCGCTGGAGGTTTAGGTTTACAGTCCGTTTTCCATGAGGACAAAAAGAGGCAGGACTACATCTGCGGCATACAGATACCATTCAACTCCAAGATTAAGGCCACTGACGGGGAACTGTACAGCGCTAGGAACTTCTTCATGCCGACTGGTTGGGGGCAGGTAGGCAAGAAGGGGTCCGAGAGCAGCCAGCCTGCTAGTGCCAAATTCTCCCATGAGAATACAGCGAGGACCGGAATCCAAGGTGCAGTCCAGAAGATGGACATCACGTACGATGCAGGGGAGACGGTATACACATTCAATCTGATATTCGCTCCGATAGACAACCTGCTGTGATACCATGACTGTGATAGGGAGAACGAACCACGCATTCTTCTTCGATGGCGTCAGTGACAGCATCATAGTGCCTGACGGCGCATTCAAAGCGGTGGGTAAGAAGAACCCCGAGGGCGAGTACGACGTCAGGGAATTACTGGGTACTAACATCTCCGTGCCTCATGCAGCCGCTACCTCGGGGAACTTCCAAGACGGTCTGACGATTGAGGCATGGGTGACTCCCGATTGCGGGGGGACTATCATAGAGAAGCCGGGGCAGTACAAACTGACAGTCGGTAACGTGGACACCCCCGGTCCAGCAGTCTTTCAAGTGAACTTAGCGAAAGACAAGAGCCAAGAGTACTATGAGGTGAGAACAGGTACACAAGTATCCAACACTAGGTACGAAGGAACCGTCTATCCAATCTCCGAGTTCGGTGGCATACATGACTACTACAATCGCTTCGATACGAGCACGTATGGCCTAGCCACTGACATGAATAGGAACCACAGACCATTGCTCCACGTCATAGCGACAGTCAGACCCGGTAGGGCTGTGGAACTCTACATCAATGGCGCTCTGATGGCTAGGAAGGAGATAGACGATGACGGTCTGGTCCTGTGCGAATCCACGTCCCATACGTACATAGGAGGGAAGGGCGGTCAATTCAGAGGAGTGATGGAGTCTATCCACCTGACTAGCCAGTTCTCCATGACGATGGTGGATGGGAACGCTCCTCTCAAGACGAATGGTACTACGCTCCTATACAGGTTTGAGGAGCCGATATCCCCTATCGAGACCGTGTATACCTTCAGTGCATCAAGCGGTTCCTACGATAGCAACCTACTTGGCAGCCTAACACTAAGTCAGACTGACGCTAAATCTCTTGCTAAAACCTTGACTGGTAATACAGTGAACACTGGAACAGTGGACTTTACTGCGAAACCCTACAGTTCTGGTCTCTACAAGATACAGGACGTCTCCACTGGTACCGTGGTGAATAGGACGATAGCACATGTTCCATACAACCTGCTGATAAATCCCGGTAGCATAAACCCGAATACCAAGAAGCCCAACCAGACACCTCCAGAGAGAGTCAGGCTACATTCAATCAATGTAGACACGGGGGTATTGACAGTATCGAGCATACACCTAGACCAGAGCAATGACACCAATGCTGGGTTGATTGGTTTAATCACCGAGACTAGGACTGCTGACTCCGACAACCACTTCGTGGTCATAGGAGCCGACCTACTGATTGACAGCGCTACTGGTAACCCGTACTCCCCGCCCCATTACAACTCTCAGATAATAGACAGGACGGGGCAGATGATACTCGATGAGAGTGGCTTCGACACTCACGGTTTCGTGTACTCCTCTAGATTGGCTACTACCACCGATGATACCGATAACCCATTCGCAGTGACTTGGCCTACGAATGCAGTCGGAGAGCCTGTGAACACGAATCTACAGATTGGGCATAGCGGTAGGCACACGCATAACCACGTATCCGGTCATGACTTCCTCAGGATGCTACCGAAAGCCAATGACGAGATAATCGACCAGTCTGCTGATGGCTCTGCTGATGTCATCGACATCATCTACGATGAGATGCACACCGGAGTCGATGAGCAACTATCCGTCAATAGCAGAGTGGATGTGTATAGGGAGTTTGAGGATGCCACCATCAATAACTTCGTCAACTCCTCGACTGCTACAGCGGTCTTCAATTCCTACAACGGGGTATCTAATTCTGATGTCCCTGCTGGCAAGAGGGTATTGCTGGCAATAGGCGGTCCTAAGTTCGATTTCAGGCCATTCATGCTGAAAGGACCCTGTCCTCAGCAGGGGATGACACACGAGGATGATGTTAGGAGGTTCCATCTACGTCCTTCTAGCGAAAGTAGGATAGCCTTGTTACACGTTCCTCAGTTGACAACCACGAATATCAAGTTCGCACCATATGTCGAGATTCATTACAACGCAGTGGATTTGACCGGAGCCAGCATGAGCGGCACCAACCAACCACTCTTGATGGTGGAGAAGACCGTGCCTGCATGCACTGTCTCCACAGGTGCTGGGTCTTACATCTATGATGCGATAGCAGATTCGATAGCCTCGGGCAAGACTCTCTATGCCCCCGGTGGTCTGTTAGAGGTGAACTTCGCTAACCTATCCAACGAGGAGATGCTCAAACCACATTCCCTCGTAGGGGATGTGAGTGAGGGATACTCTGCGGACGTGGAGGTAGACGAGACCCTGTGTCCTGCTAATTACAGCGTCAGAGCCATCTCCGGCTCTGCGAATACGACACCTGAGGTAGTCTTGGATTCAGTGAGCACCACAGGGGTGCATGAGTCCGTATTCAACAAGTTGTACATCACCAAGAAGAACGACGACACTACGTTGGTGGACAAGGGCACGTACAGCAGAGTGGAACCAGACGTAGTCGTAGGCAGTCCATCCAACGGGCAGTTCGACACAGGTGTGACGCCTTCCTCCACGCACATCCATGAGATGTTCGACATCATAGACAACTTCCACATTGACAGCAACGTCAGCAACACCGCGCTCCTAATCCAGCCCTCTGATAGGAGGAGGAGCAACCAATTGGTGAATCTGAGGACTGAGTTCAACACATCGAAGTTGAGGAATGGCATCACACCCATGTACCTAATGTCTCGCGCTCGTATCAGGGCGATAGAGGAGACTGAGGGTGATAGGGGGTACTTCACCACCATCAACTGCATAGGGCTATCGGACGTCGCAGTATCTCGTTCCATCAATTTCGCAGGGCGTGGTAGCCCTGAGTCTCACGTCGTCAAGGAGATAGAGCCTAACTCACCAGTGGTCACGGTCACCCTAGGTGGACCGGGTCAGGGAGCCATGGATACCAAGCCTGTGTACCAACACAGCATCTTGGCCCATGAGACCTACTCCACTAGGAGGGCCTATGCCGTCGATGTGTCTCTCACTGAGTTGGACTTCTCTGCTGGTACTGGTACGATAACCGTGGTGCCATTGAACAACGAGTCCACCAGCATGGCGAGTTGGGGCACTTACGGATTCCCCAAGTACGGGAGGATATACCTCCCTGATGGCAGCAGTGCCAAGTACACCAGCAAGACTGGTACTTCCTTCACATTCGCAGTCGCAGTAGCGGGGAGCGGGGACTTCCAGTCCGTCGATGGTAGTGAGTACACGGACATCGGTAGCCTGCTCTTCGCAACTGGGTTCGTGAAGGGGGAATCGTCTGGTCTCTCTGTCACCTCGCAGGCTCGATACAAGATATACAACGAGCCTGATTTCGGAAGCGAGAGTCAGATAGAGAACGGGTCCACGGTCAATGACAGGATGCACCAAGCGATGGATGACGTGTCCCATGACTACCAACTCGGTACCCAGTATGCCAGCACCAGAGCACTTGCTGAAGTGCCTGTCTTCTCAAAGCAGTTGTTCGGTCCTACCATCGGGCCTGACAACGCATTCAAGATGCACATAGATGCCACTCACACTGCTCATACGTACAACCCCAGTCCCGTTGGTAGGAGGTTCAAGGGAGTCTCTCCCGGTGATAGGGAGGCACAGTCCGCCTATGCTACCACCATTGCCAACAACGAGCACGTGCAATCCGCTGCCATCACCAAGTGGGATAGCACTAACAGCAGGATATACATAGACAACAAAGAGGTGTTCCCAGCCGCTGGGACATCCTATGACCAATACCAAGGGATAGACCAACTGAGGTACAGGAAGGTCTTCCTAGCGAATGGGGAATGGGCTTGGTATACCAACGACCCGAATAGCGATGGGTATCTCCAACTCTACAAGAATGGTAGTGACCTAAATCCATACGGTTTCACTACCAAGTTCATCGAGGGACTCAACACAGGGACCAGCGTATTCGTCGGTGGCCCTCTGTTGGATGACATGGTCAGGCCCATGGTCTCGGATGAGATAACACCATCATCGGACTTTGAGGATAGGGACGAGTACCACTATGATGCTGCGAGCATCAAGACGCAAGGGGGTAATGTGGACTACGGTCTGAGGCAATACGCCAGTGCGGTGGAGTTCAAGGCTGGGCCTGAGAGCAATCCACACGCGCCACGCACTAGCACGAGGAGGGCTGCTGCGAAGGTACTGAGTGCAGAGGAGTACACCTTGGGCACCAACTTGCAGGCAGTGGTAATCGGTCTATCGGAAGAGGACATGGAGATGTTCCCCGAACTGGGATACGATGAGATGAAGGACATGCCCACAGGAGCCGGGACTCTACGCTATGAGGTACAGTATGACGATGCTGGTACTACTAGGGTGTATCAGTATCATGGTCGTTTGAAGAAACTACCACTATCAAGCCCAGTGGAGATATCGGAGAACAGCATAGTCCTAGTCTACTACGATGCTGCTTCGGCCTATCCAACCAGCCTACAAGGGAAGACAATCACCCTCGCACGTAAGTGTCGTAACATCATAGGCACATTGCCCGGTAGTGGTACTGAGATTAGCGCTGGTACTACTGATGCCACATGGTGCTTGTACTCGGAACTGTACGACAATCTGATGATTGACACCAACATAGCGATAACAGCATACTCATTAACTGCCCGAGCGTACATAGAAATCACCAACCAAACAGGCAAGAACCTCAACAATCTTCACGGTCTCAACATCAAGAAGGACGATGTGGTTTACTATTACGTCGATGATAGCACGGACAAACTGAGGAAGTTAGGCATAGTCACCAAGGTGACCGAAGCACTCTCCACCAACAAGCAGACCATCCACCTAAGCAGCAATGCCCCGGACATACCATCGAGTGCGAAACTCGCAGTGTGGACTGGTGACTACGAGGACCACGATGCGGTGCTTAATGCCAAGTGGTTGAACCCATATGCAAACGGGGGACTGCGCCATGGTGACACTATTTGGGCTAACATGTCTTTCAATAACCCACATGCAGTCGAGGGTCTATTCGCCAAGAGTAGAGGGGTATTCAACGAGGCTAGAGTCTGGAGGGGCTTCGACGGTACTGGGGAGTTGAACGACAGCCCTAGGGACAGTATCCCTCTGGAGAACTTCCTCATCGGAGACACCTGTCTTGAGACCGCTCAGAACTACGTGCAACACGTGAACAAGACCATCGAGGAGAACTACAAGTCATTGGGTCTGACTGTCGCAGAAGCGCCCACCGTAGCCTACCTCGACCCCTATCTCTCAGATGCTGACCACGCACGCGTGTTGCTGTACAACGTGGCTCATGACAAGGAGTTCGTAGCATTCCAAGACATACACATGCAGGTTCAGACCAGCCCACAAGCGACCCAACTCGGGTGGCCCAAGGAGGTCGTCGAGAATGGTGGTACGAGTAGGACCCCGTTGGACAAGGTCAATGCGGCATACGGAGGCTCTGGACCCAGCCCGTGGACTACGCAGATAGACGTGACCAATGGCTTCCTATCTCAGAATCCCTACATCCGAAGCACCCAGCAATCAAAGTTCATAGAGAGCGCCTACGCTCATGACCTAGCGAATCGCAAGACTGAGGATTTGCTGGATAGCACCAGCGTTGCTGACTTGGTAACCGACTTGCCTGATGATGGGAGGAAGATTATCGGCCCGAGGCTATACGGGAAGGCACACGGTCACCATGTGCATACAGGGTACTCTTACGGTGGTACTGGTGATGGACTGCGGATAGACTACAGCCTCACCCCTAGAACCGATGACAGGACCGTGCTGCACAAGGTAGCAGACTCTTACCATCAACTGACTAGGATACCATTCGGTACCTCGGACTCGTTCATCTACGACTTGATGAAGTACAGGGAGAGTACAGCCAACTGCACCTTCCGAGACCCCTCTACGTTCTTCGATACCCCTGATGGCACTAGGGTCATACCCGCATTCCTCTGTCTCAAGGGCATACGCAGTTCCTCCCTAGACCTCAGTGCACATGACGAGAGCAGGCTGCAACACATACCACAATGGAAGGACATGGATTTCGTGAGGAGACTGAGCATAGACCTAGGGGAGGTATCGCAGAAGGATGGCGTGACCAATACCCTAGCAGGTGCAGAGGAAGTGGTGAGACTCATCAACCAACACGCTGCTCTGACCGCGCAGACGGAAGGCGGCTCTGCGCATAACCCATCTCCGTTTTGGGACAAGGACAACGGGGACAAGGGCACGCACATGGGGTACATCCGTGCCCACATAGGGAGAGAGGTCGAGGACCACAACGGGGATGTGGGTTATACCATCGTGATACACAGCACCGTTCCCGGTGCCTCTGGAAGGAACTTCTGCGTATGGTTGGATAACAGCAAGGGACAGAGCGTCTACCAACCACAATTCCTCGTAGGTCATGGTGGGAGATGGAGGAACTTTTGGGCACTACCAGAGGAGAAGGAGGGGGAGAACATGCACCCTGCTCCCATGCCCCTCAACAAGCATGGGAGGCCCTTCGCACCAATCACCACCTTGCAGCAGTACGTCACCACCACGGAGAGCGGGGAGGAAATCGGCAGCGTGATGGAGTTTGAGGATGACAGCGTACTCAGGGCAGCGTCTGATTCCATAAGCGGTAAGGGGCATAATAGCACTAGCACCGAGTCATTGGATGTGAAGGGTTCATCCTCCTCATTGGTCAGGGGACTGAGGACAGGAACGAGCAGCATCGCTAGGGTGAACTTCGGAGGACTGGTTGCTAGTGGTGTCCCCGGATGGGCACCGAACGCAGGTAAGTGGGGCTTCGGCAAACCGAATGACAAGCACTACAAGAGTCGATATGGGTCTACCGCCGCTTCGTCCTACTCCTCTTACGTACCCACCGCAGACAAACTACCCGACAACATCGGCAACGCGCCCATATACGGATTCAGGCTCAAGGACAACGTGGGTAGAGAATCGGGGATACGCTTGGTCTACAAGAAGTCAGGTGACCCATTCGCCAATGAGAACACGGTGCTACCAGATACGATAGAGGAGGAGGTGTGCATCTTCTTCGATGACAGGAACGTGACGGAAGGGGGCTTCACCATAGGAAGCAGGATGCACGGTAGCGGCGAGGCCACTGGGAGAAGCACTCTCTCAGGCTCAAGCAATGCCACGTGGTACGGAAACAGATGGAGGGGAGTACCAGCACCTGACAGCCTCAGTTACTTCGGTATCACTTGGACTGCTACCAACAAAGTCGCAGCAATAGCATTCGATACAGCACCGTTCAGTACAATGACGCATGATGACAAGTTGGGTTACTTCGGATTCCCTAGGGAGAACGGGGTATTCCAAGTCAGTACCCACTCAGGCGTAGCAGGGACTGTGCATACTTACACCCATAGGTCGGGTGACAAGTTCTTCGGCGTGAGTCCAGACATAGCAACGGCTAGTTACTACGTCACTCCCGTATTGAACTGGACCACTCTAGTGACGGATGAGTTGATTGCCGCTGCCACTGCTGCCGCTATCAATGCGGGGGACGAGATAAACGGCGAGGGGCACGTGTTCGATTGCAGGGACATGTATGCCGCAGATGGCAGGACCTTCGGTGAGTGGGGCATCAGCAGGAGTGCCATCGTCATCAAAGCCTACAGCGAGAAGTCATCAGTCACTCCTCTATCACAGAGGTTCAATGCGTCCGTGCATGCAGACCAAGGCATCAAGGCCGCACATCTTGAGTTCGGGGAACTGGAGAAGACGGTAAGACCCACTGGGGCTACTGACTGGGGCTTCGGTACATCGAGAGCCACAACCGACAGTCTGATAGACAGTGGTAGGACGATAGACTGCGGTTACATCCCATTCACCTTACTACAAATAAGGAGCCTGTCCAAGGGACCGAATGGCAATACCGCTACCCCTGTATTCGTGGACTCTCAGAACAATCCAGTTAGTACGAGCACATGGAGGGAGAACCTCAAGGGACTCAGATTCACTAGGTCCTCTGGAGACCACATCCTACCGAGGATTGACAACCCACACGTCGAATACTCTCAAGGTGATACATCTGCCTCACAATGGTATGCCAACAATCTCCATACAATCGGAGATGCCTTCTCCTTGATGGTGCCCGACGACCAGCAGACTCATTCAGTCGGTGAAAGGAAGAAATTGTATTTCAAGGATAACATGTATGCCACTGGGTATTTTTCTTCTACTTTCAGATTCTTTTGGGAACAGGATACTCAGAGCGTGGATTGGCCTGACGGGGATTCCACTCCGACCAAGGGCATCACAGTCGATAGCATACTCTCGTTGTACGGTGATACCAGCAATACGAGGCAATTCGATGGATTGCGGTCCATAGGCAGCGTGTTCTCAGAGCCTATAGTGTACTTCCGTGGGGGCAAGAGTAGCAAGGACCACAGCGTCCCTCTCTTCTTCGGTGGTGGTTTCAGCGGCGTAACGCTAGACGTGAACGACGGGACCAACAACGATTACTCCACGTTCTACACGCATCCCTATGCCAATGGCCCGACAGGTGTTGCTGGATTGCAGAACGCCAATGAGATTTCCACCAGCCATGCGATGTTGGACTGCAATGCCATGTTCGCATTCTTCCCCGGTGCACCCCTATGCAACCAGCACCGTGGAAGCATCACCCCTCCAGCATTCAACAAGCAGAACATGCTATCTCCTGACCTAGCGAGAGGGGGAGCCAATGTGGGTACCACTACCAGTCCCGCATACACCACTGGAGAGGTGCAGGCGAAGCCAGTCCCTCTGGTCCTGAGGTTCCCTCACCCCACTGCGCGATACGAGGATGCGACGGATGGCATTGACGTGGACAGCAAGACGACGTACCTGATATTCGGACCCGGTCAGGCATTCCCATTCACTAGGGAGGTCGCTGATGCCAGTGGCACTGCGAATCAGAAGGAACCACATCCGGGTCGTATCGTCACCAGCGGCAATACATGGGCCAGCGTACCATTGGACGAGTCACTAAGCAGCGATAGGCAATTGTTCCCCAACTCCATAGCAAACGAGAAGGGCAACTTCCTACCACCCACGGGTGCTTATTACGCCGCTACCGCAGGATGGCACTGGCGTGCCGTGGTGAACTGGGAGACACCCGCAGGATACTCGTGGAAGGGCAAGTGGAGTCAGAGGACTGAGCATGGGAGGCACTACGGACAGCAGTTCAACGATGACACGCCATATGACATCTCAGGGACTGCTCAGATAGGCATAGACCTCACTCACATCCACCCCAAGATGCACACTCCCACAATCGGCTTCGGCATCACCATGGCCGCTGACACCGTATGGCACATGGATGGGGGATTCCACCCCGGAGGGCATTGGATGGATAACCAAATCACATTCAATCCACGCCAACCAGCCAAGAACTTCAGGGTACTATCCAGCAATTGGGAGCGTGCCAACCAGATACACCCGACAGCATTCAGGACTGCTGGAGTTCTGACTGGTAGGATACTCGACTACATCGGCACCACAGAGGCAGTTCAGACCACTGACTGCAAGAACGACTACGTGGTCGTGGATGCCACGCGCTGTCAGAACGGAGAGGAACTCGCCACCGTCCTCGGAGCAGCCATCAACGCCTTCCCCGGTGCTGGTGCGCTCAAGTCCCTAGGAGGCACGCACATGCCTTCCATGGGCAACTCGATGAGGCAAGACAGATACGGTTGGATAGACCTCGGAACTTCTTGCACATACACTGATGACAATGGTGAAGGTAACTTCGTCGAGACCGCCGCCTCATCGGGGCAAGTGACCAAGGAGCAGATACCCGCTTCGGGTTGGATTAGGCTACATGCAGGAAACGATACCAGATTCGCCTGCTATCACTCAAGGGAGATACTCGCAGACAGCAGCAACTGGAAGATTAGGTTCTTCCTAGCCCCCAACAGGATTTACGGAGAGAGCAAGTTGGAGGCCTACAACAGTTGGGAGACGATGAAAGAGTCTGCTACCGCATACGACCCCAGCATAAGCAGTTCATACAAACTATTCGTGTGGGGCAAGGCAGGCACGATTCGCTTCAACAACGAGAACGTCAGTTCACGTGACCACATGGCCCAAGTCCACTTCTCAGGCATAGCGGATGCCGTTGACAGAACTAGGCCGACAGGCGTGATAGGATGGCATGGGGAGAGGTACTCCTACCTGAACACTCTCAAGATGGACAAGAACACGAGTGGCACTGGGTATGCCGCTGGTCTAGGGGCATATCACCCCATGCTGGGATTCAATCCATACGGTACTGCTGGTAGCGTAATGGGAGCATACAGCAACGTGCCCGTAGTGGCACCGATGAGAGGCAGTCCCGAGAGCACATCGACAATCGACGGCGTGGGCGACGCCCTAGGCACCCTGCTCGTCAAATCCAACTTCTACAGCAAGTTGCACCTGCAAACAGCCAGTGGTGCAGGTTGGGACGCCACGCTCGATACGGATGCAGGGAGCGGAGGCAACCAAGGCTACAGATTCACGGACACCGATGCCGCAGGCAACGACAACCAATGGGCATATTCCAGTAACTACAGCACGACGCTACCTCAGGAACTGACTCTGCCACAGGGGTTGTACACCAACGCATTCCTCGTCGTGTCCTACGAGTGCGAGAGCAGCATGATTGCCAAGCGAGACAGGGACCTCATCAAGTGCAACGGTGATTGGTTGTACGTCAAGAGCACTACGAGCAACCCCATCCAATCTGCTGGCACGACCCATTGGGATGAGAGGTTCCATGGACAAGACCGATTCGTAGCACCAGCCAACGCTGGACCCAACGTAGAGGCACTAATCGTAGATGGCACGACAGTGCCTGTCGGTGACCCCACATCTGCTAACTGGGCCAGTACTACTTTCAGTGGTTGCCATAACATACTGCACGGTGCAGTCTCAGATGACATCAATATCAAGAACGCCACACCGGGACTCAATAAGACCGGGGACCTGCTATTCGACCTAGACCACTCAGTAGGTTCCGTACTGCTTGAGAGTGGTGATGCGGAGCGCAATACATCTGCGGATAAGCAGACTGTTGCTCATACCACTGATTGGCCTGCTACCTATTGGATGGGAGACGTCAACGGGTATCAGATGTACAAGGACTCGGCAGTGCACAACTTCTCAGTCGAGAACGTGGTATGGAAGAGGATGGATGGAGGCAACCTCAGCCTACCAGCAGTCAATGCTAGGGGCTTGGGGGCCGTGCCATGGATGACACGTGTAGCCAGCAACACCGCATACACGATGGGAGAGAAGTTGTTCGGCAATGTGAGATTCTCCTTTGAGACTACCAATAGCGCCATGATGCCAATCATGCAGGCACAGGAACTAGCACACCCGGAACTGATGAGGAAGCACCCATACGGTGTGCAGAACGTACTCACGATACCAAACGAGGAGGTGCAGTTCCAGAGCATCAACGTCAGGGACGACACAGGGCAACTCCACAAGATAGAGGGTGGTAGCCCACTAGGTACGATAATACGAGGATTCAGGGTACCTGAGAACAGAAGCGTGAAAGGCAATGCGCCTGCACTAGCCAATAGTGGCAACACGCCCAACCTCAAGGTGCAACTACCCAACCCGGACTCCATACCCGGTAACATCGTGGTACGCTCCGGGTTCGACCCCATACAAGCCTACCAGAGCGAGAGCATGGGTTCAGGGGGAATGCACCACGCAGACCTCAATGAGACGCACACGGGACATCTGTTCGATAACAGCGTGGCAGGACCTAGGATGGCTCCTACATACGAGGACCATAACTGGGAGAGAATCGACCCAGTCACCTACGATTCGGAACTAGGCGCTTGGTTGCATAACGAGCCACTGCAAACATCCTACGAACTACATGACAGGACTCTGTTCTTCCATGTATGCAAGATGGGGCACAGCCATACGCACCGCTACCCAACCGTCTACACCCATACCATGGGCGTCGAGACTGACACGGTCTCAGTGACTGCTTGGGATGCAAGCACCAGCATCCTCACAGTGGACGGTACCCTCAATACACGCGTGTTCGATGCTGGCTTCGGGACAGAGGAGAGATTAGGAGGGAGGAAGTTCCTACGCGTATACAACCCAACCACCGATGAGGGAGTGGTATGCAGTTACGAGGATGAGAGTGACAACACGATACCAGTGGTAGGCGATGTCGACTTCGCTACGTTCATGGCCGCACAGACAGTCACAGACCTCAAGGTCGTACCGTCGTATTACGTGCCGGGTGGAAGCACTCGGTTCTTCGCAGCAAGGAGGCTACGCGACCATGCCGAGGTCAGCGGCAACTCCCCTGACATGGCTCATACGAGGTACTTCGCTGGTGACAGCATAGCATACAACGCATACAGCAAGCCCAAGATGACACCCATGCCCTATCCTAGGATGGGCCATCACTACGTCACACCGACCATGCCGATGATGCCGGGGCACTGGGCACATCCTGCATATCAGAGCCTGTACAAGAGACACCTAGCAGACTACAATGCCGAACTCAAGACCATGGATTCGACATTCATGTCCGACTTGACCACATCCACTAACAAGAAAGCCGACATTACTGGATTGAACCAGAACATCAAGGCATTGGATGCAGAGGTGAATTTCAGTGGTGTAAACGCCGCCCCCAGTGGTCCCAGCGACATACATGGGGGTGCGTTTACGCTTATGTTTGAAACAGGGGTCAAATATGATGGTTACGGTATACTCGCCTCCAGTGGTTCCAATGCAGGGGACATTAACGAACTAGGAGGACATAGCATCGTCCTTGAGGCAGCGGCTAACTACACGCTCTCCCGTCACTTCCCCGACCCAGTGGAAGTCGGAGCCTATCAGATAGTCATACAACCGAATCTGTTCAGCAATCAGTTGATTGGTAATCACGAGAATGCCACTACGCAATTGACAAGCCAACAGGTGAACACCGTCATAGCAATCGTCGAGGATAGCGGTTCCAATAAGAAGGGCGGTTTGACGCTAGTCTTGGAGAGGGAAGTAGGAGCAGATGTGAGGGGTTGCGAGGTATTCATCAACGAGATGATGCTTGACATCAATCCAGACCACGGTAGCCAATTTACCAATATACCCCCATTGATGACTTACAACCCCCTAGGAGTACAATTGAACGAGACGCCCTCATTCACCAGAAGGGGTTTCCCATATTCCACCATGTTTAGCGATGCAACGCCCGGATATACCTTGAATATACCTTGGTGGAGTATCTTGCATAAGGAGGCACCAGATGATAATGCTGGGATATTTACCAAACTAACGCATTATGCACCTGAGAATTACTACCAACTATGTAGAAATGGTTTCGGAAGTATAGGAAAGCAATTGACAATTAACGGATATCCTTCAATATATATCGACATATACTCAAAAACTAATCAGACAATTAGTCTAATACCAAAAACTACAGTTTCCAGTTTCAATGCAAGTACTGGAACTATCCAAGTAGCGAATGGAAACCTGTTTCCCATGTATTCCTATTTCTCTCCGGTAGTCGAATATACCGCTAAGAACGGGCAGAAGTACCGTAAAGAGTTCAATTATAGAAGCGGACACTACTATGACGTAAACAAAGCACATACCCTAGTACTGGATAGTGATGATACTGATAAGTTCTGGACTAATCTACACAATGGCGCAGTACTGCGTTTATCAGATTCCTATAACTCGATACCCACAGGTCAGTTGTTGAAGGACAAGAAAAGGAGCATTTTCGCCAATATACTACCTCAGATAATAGAAGGTAACCAAGATACGAATAGCAAATACGTACCTGATGCCTTCCTATGTATGTGGCATCCTAATTTGGGCAGGCCAAATACATACTTCTCGGATAGCAGAACCTCATTCGGTGCTAATGCAATTGACAAAGCAGGGTATAATCATCTACCTGAGCACTTTGAAACTATACATTATCACGATTTCTCATATGCCATAAGTACTGGACCATTTGATTTCCTAATTCAAACTCCAAGTATGGTAGGTAATAGAGATGGTAGTATATCTGCTGGTAATAGCAACCATGATGCCGGAGGTACTAATGTGATGCTCAGTGGCTTTTGGCCTTGTGGTAGCCGTGGAGGGCCTCAGGCAAGCGATTTAGGGTATTATGGATATGCAAGCGCATCTTGGAATGTACACCCAACTGCCAAAACCGCCAATTTCTCCTCTGCTCTACAGCACGAATGGGAGGATGCGGGTGATGATGGCTCCTTCAGTATCGCCCATGGAATCACCTCTTCTTCCGCAGCGGCGACCAAGAGAAGGGCGTATGGCTACCGTTTCGGGGTACTGCAAGCCAGTAACAGACCGCGATACGGTACCCTGCCTGCTAGGATGGTCTATGAGAACACTGCTAACTTTGAGGGTTTGAACACGACTGACGCCTCTAGCGGCCCACTGGTGCAGATGGAGACGCAGGATTGGGGCTGGGCAGGCAATGGGTCTAGCAGTAGCACGTTTCCGACTACCTATGTGGGTGTGATGGAGAGGCTCACGAACTTCGTAGGGATGCTAGGGCATGACAAGGCGGAGAACCAAGTCAGGTACAGTGATGGTCGGAGGATGACGAGACCATTCGGTACCCCGTTACGCACGCTCAGGAACCCCTCTCAGGTACAACGTGACTGGTGGGGTGATGACGTATGCAAGGGCATTACGAGCCTCTCTACGGCCTCCCAGTACTATCTGGTGGATTGGTGGGGCAACGAGCGTGGAGAGGACGTAAGGCGTGCTCCAGTGCGTGGATTCGGCATTCGCCCAGCATGGGACTGTGGTGATGCGTATGAGTACGATAGGAGGAACAGCAGAAGCCCATATGACAGGATATGGAACAACGGCAAGCCCATATTCAACATGAAGGGGGTAGCGAACCTATCCAACGGAGCAGTATCCGTCACCACGACTGTACCTAGATACGGGGGTACGGACAACGACATCAATCTCCATGCCAGCACGCAGAACTTCGACTTGGTAGACGTATTCGCCCCCACGCACTCACTGAGGGTAGGAGACATGGGTGGTGGTAGGGGAGTCAGATACCCCACTGCATTCAACGAGGACGTCCTCACCGCACTCTCTGCCCCCATCCACAAGACAGGCGTGGTACTCAGCCACAACACAGCAGAACCACTCTTCGGAAACGGTCTATTACGACCACGTGATGATGTACTACAAGCAGATGAGGTGAAGCGTGGCATAAGCGCCAAACTAGGCATCGCTGATGACGGGCTACTGACTAGGGACGCAGTCGTGAGCGACAAGGTGGAGACCATATCCGGTGATTCGCCGCATAAGACTGCCATCTCACGTGCAAGCCCTAGGATAGGCATAGATGCGGAGACGGTAGAGGGGTTGGAGCAGAACCATGTGGTCATCAATACTGAGGCCCATAGCCTCCATACAGACAGAAACGTAGGGCAGAGAATCACCTTACTAGGTGGTAGCAATCTAGTCGCTGGGGCATCCACCCTAGGAGATGCTGATTACACCAACGTGTCCTTCGCAAGACAGGCTGGTGGCTCTCCCGTATACAACGTGCAGAAGTACTCCCACACCAATCCGTTCAGACCGTATGGTGGCTCATACGTCCTAGAGTCCGAGAACTACAGAGGCTACTTCGATGATACCGGATGGGGCGTAAACAACCTCACTGGGTCCACAGACACGACCAATCCCTACCAAGATGGCACATGGAAGACTACCAACGTAAGGAATAACGAGCAGGACTCCACCGTCAAGTTCCTCGTCAGACCCATACGAGTACTAGACAAGAACCACGTAGAGATTTATCGCTCGCATGACGCAGTCGCATCCAGTACGCCCCAGTACGACCAGAATTACCTAAGAGCAAGTGCAGGAGGCAAATACGGGGTATTCGTATACGAAGTAGCCAATGGTAGGACTACTGCCGATAACATACCCGGTTCGCGTAGCCTACCAGATGGCAATGGGCCGTATATTCCCGTATTCGGTTCATGGGACTCGGCCCATCAAGTACCAAGTAGCAAGGGACCTAAGATACCCGGCACAGAGGCAACAGGCTTCGATAAGACAAGCCTCGCATCCACCCTATCGACTCTCGTGATATCCGAGAACACCTTGCAGCATCACAAGTCGGATGCTCCTAGGAGAAGGCAAGAAGGGGATACCGATGACGACTTGAAGAAGCCTGATTACTCCATCAAAGCAAGGTTCAGCCAATCATTGCACAACAAGGGTCACAAGGGAGATGTGACCTACGGTGTATCAGACCACAGCGGAGATGGTAGTTGATGAGGATAGCACATACAGAAGGCAGGTTCGATGCCTCGCTAACCACAGTGGCTACAGATGTGAGGAAGCCCGTATTCGTAGATAACGCAGTGCATTACGCCAAGATAGATAGTCGAAGCGATGGGAAGAATAAGATTACGATAGAGGCTAGGAACGCAGAGAACTACGACATAGCCACGGAGAAGGCGTATAGCATGGTGGAATCAGAATCGGCTGTTACGCTTACCCATAAGGAGACAGATGGTCACTCCTTGAAATCGACTATATGGACGAGCAAGGGGAAGAACACTACCATCCCACTGCTATACAGCGAAGTAAATCCCAGCAAGAGGCTCAGAGGGGATACCAGTACCGTGACTAATACAGGAGTCACAGTGGAACTGAGGAACTTGAAGGGCAAGTCACTCAATGACATCGGCTTCGATGACGATGCGGTTCACTTCGGACAATTGCTGGATATAGGATTCAGGACATCAGACCTAGTGGTGAAAATCGCTGATGATGCAACGGGTACTCTGACAGCAGTATCCATCGGTGACTCCATGACCAATCCCAATAGCAGTTATCGGAGGAAGCACACCAACTCATTCTTAGCAACCGATTTCAACAACGTGAATCTAATCACAGCGATGCGATACATATCACGACATGACAACGGTATACCGATGTACAACCGCTTTGGTGTGCTGATGTACGTGCCTCTGAATTACTTCTCCAACATCAAAGTCGTGGATGATACATTCAGATTCGGTAATAAGGATAGCAATCCAATAGATAATGCAGAGAACAGAGTATCGGTACAAGGCAGACAGATAGCATTGAATGAGAATCTCACTGTGACGATGGATGACAGAGAGAAGCAACAGGGGAAGAACGACCATTACGTAGTAGAGACGATAAACCCGGTCTTCGATGCTTCCGTGACATCCAATCAGCAAGCAAGGAGAGTAGCGAGGAAGATGCTCAAGGCGAATAACTTGCTAAGCGGCAGCATCTCATCACAAGGCCACCCCCATCAATGGGACATACGACCCGGTGACGTCGTGTACTTCGGTGGTGAAAGGAGAATGGTACTAAGAGCCTCCCATTCTACTCTCAATGGTACTACTAACTTCACATTCCTGAGTAATGACACAGGTCTCGATGGTGTCTTACAAGGAATACTTGAGGGTGGTATCACAGAGGCCTCCACCACGAATGCAGATACGACTGGACAAATCACAGAGGAGAACTTCTCATTCTTCTCAGATATGGAGGTGAGGGCGATACCCATCATCAATCTCAGATATGTATCAGCAGGTGGATATCTCATCGGTAGAAATGCGAATAGAGGACAGATTGGTGGCTCTTACAAGACGATTGGACTAAATAAGGACCCAATGATTTCAATACGAGGTGAGATGTGATGCCAGCAAGCGACCAGTTGAAAAGACTCATGATTGAGACAATCGCTGATAATATCAACGAGATGGTAATAGGCTTCGATGGTACGCCTGCCACGTCCTCCGATGGAGCCGCTGGAAGACCTGCTATCACCGTCACCCCCAGTGTGAAGATACTGGATAACGCAACACTTCTTGTTGAAGGCATACTTACAACCGCTGATTCATTCGATGAATCTTTGAAGGAAGTCCATGTGCAACTACGTGGAACATCAGGCTTCACACCGATAACACGCCATGTATTCCGTCCGATAACCAAGAGCAGCACGAATGAACTAATACTACAATTGATAATAGAGGTAAGATAATGGCAAACGCACTATATGAACACATGAAAATACTAACGGACGGGGACTTCCTACTGTCGCCGTCTCTTACGAACATCTACGAGGCACTGCATGGTAATGGGATAATGCTGTTGGAGGATGGTGCTACAAGCACTTCCGGCATAAGGAACACACCAGCATCACTACCCGGATACTGCAAGAAGAAGAGCAGCGCAAACAGCGATGTCAATATCCTGAGGATAAGGAGTGGTGTCGCAGTAATCGACGGCATGCTAGTGGACTTCGGTGGTGGTTACAACAGCAATGCACCACAGGACTTTGATATAGAACTCAAGCAAAGTACGATAGAAGGAAGCAATTCCGCATTGACGACTGCTGGTGATACGGTCCTTCTGGTAGTCTACGTGTGTACCGATGGGACAAGCACTGTCAAACACATCAAGATAGAGATGGGTAGTAAGGTCACCAGTGGATTCCCTGTGACACCAGAGGCATTCCTATCTGACCCGGATAGTGATTTCTCCTCCAAGCAGTCCACCGTCCTCGCAGTAGTCAAGTGCGTGTACGAAGGAACTAACGGGACCAATAACGACCTCAAACTATCCATCTCTGAGGTCTTCAACATGAGTACCTATCTGAGACCCAATGCACCGATGTACCTCGCGCCGATGACCAAGGACGTACCGGGCACGTTCACCAACGCGATAAACGGACATGCGGACATGGATGGGATGCACGGTGGTGGTAATGAATCAGGTTCACTCAGTGGCACTCCATTCGATGCACTATGGGCAAGCAAGAGCACTGGGGGAGATTCCATACTGCTGTACAGTGGTGACCAAGATGGCTCAAAGCGCACATGGAGGCTAGGTCCAGACATACCCACTTCATACACAGGAGGCTCTGACCAGACGTTCAAGTTCGATGGTGCGAATGTCTTCCATATGACTCCTAGTCAGAGCATCGAACTCAATCCAGTAGGCTCCTTCCCTAGAGGTCACATGATATTCATCTACAACTTCAGTAGTTATATCATCGAGTTCAACGAGACTAATGATACAAACAGCGGTACTGCTAAGTTCGACATAGCGGCCAATTCATCATACATCGCCACATTCGATGGGTCTGTTTGGAAGAAGACGTTCGTATCAACCAACGTCACAAGCACAGCACATGGTGCAGCCAATCGAATACAAATCAGCAATGGTTCAGGTAGCCATACGTCCGATGCTGGACTAACGTACAATGCCTCTACTGACGTACTCGCAGTCACAGGCAAGATTACCTTGGATAACCTGATTGAGAATCCCACTGGAATAGTCTTCAAGAGTTCAGTCACCACCAATCCCGGTTCACCTGCCGCTAGTACCCTATGGAGGGACGAGGATGATGACAGGTTATACTTCGGTAGTGAGAAACTCGCCTTCAACTCAGACTCAATGGGTATCACCACACTCGTTGGCTTGTCGGATACACCAGCCAATTTCACTGGGCATGGAGCGAAGATTGTCGCAGTGAATGGAAGCGGTGGTGGTAATGGAACGGCAATCGAGTTCCGCAACCTAGCAGCGACTGACATACCTGCCGCTCTGACTAGCACCACGAGCATAGGGCCGACGAGTGGCACTCTAACCGTGAGCGATGACCTCACAGTCACTGGTGATTTGATAGTGAGTGGAAACACCACCACCTTGAATATCAGCGACCTCCAAATCGAGGACCTTCATATCGTCATAGCGAAAGGCGGCGATGACTCGGCTACCGATGGCGCAGGTATCATAGTCGATTCATCCGATGGTGACAAGACTATACTTTGGGCAAACAGCGGAACAGCGACTCAAGAAGGGTTCAAGGTGAACCAGCACTGGTTGCCTAGCGCTGACAGCACGCTGAACATAGGAGACAGCAGTGCGCCTCTCAGATGGGCCAACATCTACGCAGACAACCTCGATACAGGTAGTCTAGTGGGTAGTGGAGACTTAACGATAGACACGAGCGTCCTGAAGGTGAATACGTCTACCAACAGGGTCGGCGTCAACCAAGCCACACCGTTAGCCTCCTTCCAATACGAGGAGGTTGGACATGGATACGTGCAGGGTACCAGTGGTACAGGTAGTGACGCAGCAGTCGCTCATACGCTCTTCGCAACGACAGAGTTCAGAGCCTCTGAGGTGCTAATATCCGTTGAAAACACTACTGACTCCGATTACGAGGTGCACAAGGCGATACTGGTACACACTGGTAGTGCTGTAGAGTTCACGGTTCACGACAAACTGAGAACGGATGGCAGTGCAGCCTTCTGCACTGTTGCAGCCGACATAAACGGTGGAAACGTACGAGTCTTGGTAACGCCCGGAGTGTCAAGCAAGGCATACACATTCAGATTAGCATGGAAGGGAATAGCGAAGGTATGAGGTGATTGAATGGCCGAGCAGGACTTTCGTGTACAGAAGGGCATTGTAGTCGCTGATGGGGACGTCACTGTTCCATCCGACCATAGCGTCTTCGCTGGAACCTTCGACACGAATGTCACTGCTGCTGGTGTGACACTCACAGGAACTACGTTAGCGGCTGATGGTACTGATAGCAATATAGATATCAATCTCACACCAAAGGGGACAGGCGAGGTAAACATCACCAAGGTGGATATCAACGCCGGGACCATAGATGGTACTACCATCGCTACTTCGGACATCACTGTAGGCACTGGCAAGACTCTGAATGTATCTGCTGGTACCCTCACCCTAGCCAACGACCAAATCAGCGGTGACAAGATATCAGGTGGAAATATCGGTTCAACTACCATTGATACGCTGGTTGGAGCATTGGCTTTCGGGTCTGATGGGTCCGGTGTGGATGTCACCTTCCATTCCGCAACCGCAGGAGACAACATGATTTGGGATGCAAGCGAGGAGCAACTCGTCATCACAGGCACTAACGGGACCACTGCTCTGAATGTCGCAGATGGTAACGTCACTGTCGCTGACACCCTCACGGCTACTAAGATAGGAGCCTTCCAAGCGACTGGCGCCATTGACTTCAACAGTCAAGCCATGACTAGCGTAGACATCAACAGTGGTAACATCGACGGTACTCCTATCGGTTCCTCCAATGCTCAATCCGGTGCATTCACAACCATGTTAGCCACTACCCATGGAAGGGTAGGAGGAACCGCTAGGATGGCTTCCACTCATTTGCAGGTGAATGGTGCAGCAAAAGGAAGCGGCACTAATGGCAGTACCCTGACGTACTCCGAGGGAAGATTGCATAGCGATATCTCAAACGATGACATAGCAGGTAGTTGGAACGACTATTTTGGTATGTCCAACGCATTCATCCTAGACAATGCGGAGAATAACGCAGGCTCAGGGCAATCAATCGTCTTCACAGAGGGTAGAAGCGGGACCAGCGGGAACGGGTCCTCATTCTCGATAGGAAGGCAGTTAGGTGGACACAACACGGCAAGTGATGCCAAATTCCAAATCGGATACAAGGATGCCTCATATGAGGAAGTAGGATACGCTAATAGCGCTGGTAATAACCATCACGCTCAGAATCCAGCATGTGCTGCGATGTCGCTTCTAGAAATAGACATCAATGGTAACTTACAACTCACGAAAGGAAAAGGAAATGCAAGCGAAGGTAAACTGATTTTCAGTGGTGAGGCAAGTGATGGTACTGACCACACGATATCACTCAAGGCTCCTCACAACACCATGACTGCTAACCAGAACTACACCCTACCTGTTGCACCAGCAGCAAGCAACGGATATGTCCTCTCATCCACTACAGCGGGTGTGATGTCATGGGTAGAACAGAGTAGTGGGTCAATCACAGCGTTAAACAACCATTCGGGTAATGAGAACAGCCTTGTCACGATAGGCAGCACGACTACTCA